TCGAAAAATATGCCAAGGGAGGATTCTCCAAAATCTTCCGGGAAAATGAACGGGCAACCGACATCTACTGGCTGGCTTGGAAAGTCCTGGAGCGTTCAGGAGCAGAAGTGCATCCGCCGGAATCGGAAAAATTCTTGGACACTCTCAAAAGCGTCGAGGTGATTGACGATGACCCAAATGGCTAACGCGGGACACGCTGACCTGGCAGCTGGCGTGGCTCGCACTCGAGACACACATGTCACCCACCGCATTACTAGCTGAGGATCCGATCATGCTCCGGGCTTTGATCGCTGTCGTGAAAGAGAGGAGCAAACATGGCGGAGTCCATTGACAAACGCTCCCTCGATCTTGTGCGCCAGTTTGCTCCGGATCTGAATAAAGCCATGAACAAAGACATTGACCAACTGCTGGGGCAGGTGGTGAATCGCGCTCGGGGCTTTGTGCCAGCCAAGTCACCCATGTCCGGATGGACACCCGCCACCCAAGGTTCAGGCACCTGGGCTGCCAAAGCATTCGACCAAGCCACCGTCCAGGCGGGTATCACAAAAACTCGCGCAGCTCGATCCAGGTACATCCGAGGAACCTACGCAACGGGCTACGCCATCCAGGACGGCACAGCTGCCGGTGTGATCTATGAGTCAGCGGGAACCAAAACCCCTGGAGGCAAGTCACCCCAGGGCGCACAGTTCATTCGCAACATTGCTGAACGCTCTGGAATCCCCAGCAATAAACACCGGATGATTGTCGAAGCCGTCATCGAGATGCGTCCCGACATTCGACGCAAGATCGACAACGTTATTGATGATTCCATTCGGCAGTTCAATGCGAGGATGGCGTAATGGCACGCAAAGCCCAAATCACTATTTACACAGCCCTCAAAGATGCTGGCTTCAAGAAGGCTGAAAAGGGACTCAAGAATCTCCGGTTTCAAGCCAAGGGATTAAACAGTTCCCTTGCAAAGTTGGGTGTGGGTATAGGGGTTGCTCAGTTCGCTCGCACATCGGTGAAGGCTGCCGTCGAAATGGAGCAAGCCAACTCCAGGCTTGCTGTTTCGTTGAGCAATATCGGCAAGGCTTCCATGGTCGGTTCAGCATCTATTCGGACATCCGAAAAGGCAATGATGTCGTTGGGCTTTGAAGGCACTCAAACCGCCCTCGCCTTGTCCACTCTTGTGACCGCCACCGGGTCACTTGACAAAGCCCAAGGAATGCTCGCCGCATCAGCCGACTTGGCGCGATACAACAACATTGATTTGGCAACTTCTGCTCGCATTCTTGCAAAAGCTTCGGGTGGAAACGCCAAAGCATTCAAAGAACTTAACATCACCATGGACAAATCATTGCCCCCAGCCAAGGCACTTGAAAAAGCCATGGGAATGCTCAACGCCAAAATCGGAGGACAAGCTGCTGCCTATGTAAAAACATACTCAGGACAATTGGCAATCCTTGAAGCAAAGTTCCAAGACGTCCAAGAACAAGTCGGTTACAAACTCCTCCCCGTCTTGATTAAACTAGGGGACTTCCTCATCAACACAGGCATCCCACGACTTGAATCATTTTTCAAAATACTCACAGACAACAAAAACACCCTTGTCCCCATCGCTGCCGGACTCCTTACCGTGGCAACCGCCATCAAAGCCATCGGCACAGCCGCCGCCTTTGCCAACATTGCAGCCCTCCCACTCCTGGCAGCCTTGGCACCTTTCATCGCTGCCGCCGCTGCCATTGCAGGAGTCACCGCCGCCATCGCCATGAGTCCATCCGGTACACCCAAAGGCGCTCCCGTCGGTGTGGGAACTCCCATGGGTCGAGGAAGCGCCGCCATAGCATTGCAACAACAAAACAATGCAAAAAAAGCGGCAGCAGTCACGCCAGCAGCCAAGACTGGTCTGGATCCGTTCCGCAATTTTGATCGCCAGGCATATCAAACACAGAAGGATTTGGCGGCAACACAAAAGGCTGCCCTGGCTCTTGCCAAGAAAGAAGCCGCCAAGAAGCTTGTGGATCAACGCAAGATTGACGCAGAAAAGAAACTAGCAGCTCAGTTCGACCTCAACCAGATCGCTCTCGCCAATGCCCTCAAATTGGATCTAACTGCCAAAGAAAAGGCAGCTGTCGAAGGCTTGCTTGCTCTTGAGGATGACGGGTACAAGACCGAGGAACAACGCATGGTCGCTCAGGAAGCGGCGCTTCGCAAACTTATCAGTCTCAAAGGTGAGTATGCCTCCCTTTCATGGGATAAGACTGCCAGCCTCGGTGGTGGGGAAAAGCAAATCAGCATCCCACAAACAGCAGCAGCTTCGGTCGCGGGTGCGGTACAAAGCATGGGCACCAACACAATGGTCACATCCATGCCTGGGTTGGCTGAGGCAGAAGCAGCCGCTACAAAAGCCATGGCAGGCGGGGCAACCACAGCCCCCGCTCCCATTGTCGTCAACATCAACGCACCCATGGTCACTCCAGAAGTCGTGGATCAAATCTCGGTTGGGTTACAAAACAAACTCCGCGCCGGTGGCGTCTGGTACTCGAACGCAGCCAGCGGATGACCACCCTCACCGTCAGCGTCTATATGAACACAGGCTGGGTGAACCTCACTAGCCAAGTCCTGAACTGCACCATCGACCAGCCATTCGATCGCGTCAATGACCTATTCCTTGCCGGCACCACAAATTTCGTATTCACCGATGAAAACGGGGACTGGAACCCCGAGAACTCCAGCAGCCCCTACTACGGGTACATCGTCCCCATGGTACCCATCAAAATCGTCAGCAATCACGCCACGATCGACTACCCCTTGTATTACGGCTATGTGGACTCCTGGAAGTATCGCCCCGCCAACGGGGCAGATGTCGCAATGATGACAGTCCGAGGCATTGACGGCATCGGCAGACTTGCCCAGGCAACCCTCTCCACGCTGACCAACTACTCAGCGATCAATCTGACGGGCTTCCGGATCCAAGGCGTCTATGACACCATGACGTCCCTCGGATGGACACCGTCTAGTTACACAGAAATTGGTCAAACCTACATGGGCGCAGATCCGGGAACCTACCGGACAGCCCTCGACGTCATCAATCAAGCCGTCGAAACGGAACTAGGGATCTACTACCAAGACAACCTTGGCGTCCTCACCTTCTATGACCGATCATCCCAATGGCAACTTGCTGCCACTACCCCGTATTACTTCTACGACAACGGCAACCCCATCACCTACCAGGACACCGCGTTCAAATACGACACCGACTTCTTATACAACGACGTTATTGTGCAAGGCGTCGAACTTTACAACCCAAGCTCCGTGGTCGCTTATGGGAAACGCACCCTTTCACGAAATAACGTCTTATGCCAAAATTATGACGATGCTTACAACCAGGCATTAACTCTCGCCGTGGGCAGATCCATCCCGATCCTCCGTACTGATTACATCACCCTCGACATTACCCCAGGGCAACCCTCCGACCGTATCCAAGCCGGACTGAACATCTACTTCTACAACCCACTCGTCGTCACCCGCACCGTCCCAGGTGGCTCCACGATCAGCAAGAACCTTGTGTGCTGCTCGCTGAAATACTCATTTACCCCACAAAAATGGTCAGTCATTATTGGAACCTTTGAACCCGACCTTGCAGGATTCGTCCTTGACTCGGCGACTATGGGTATCCTTGACGAGAACCAACTGGTCTACTAGGAGCGCACATGGCAAAACAAACCTTCACCGTCGGGCAAGTCCTCACAGCTGCGCAGGTGACTGCCCTCCAAACCAATGAGTACAACCAGACCGTGAGCGTCAAGACCGCCTCCTACACCTTGGTAGCAGCCGACGTCGGTACTCGGATCGAAATGAACTCTGGGTCAGCGACGACCGTGACAGTCAACACGTCACTCTTTGCGGCCGGTGACACGCTGGTCATTCAAAACAAGGGCGCGGGCGTGTCCACGGTGACCGCCGGAACCGCAACCGTCTCCACATCAGGGAGCCTGGCACTTGCCCAATATGACCAAGGCACTCTCTATTTTGTCTCCACGGGTGTCGCGATCTTCTTCGGTGCTAGTGCCGCCGGAGACGTCACCCTGACCGGGACTCAAAGTTTGACGAATAAGACGCTCGTATCGCCCGTCGTGACGTACTCGATCAACGCCCAGACTACTACCGCTTACGTCACCGTGGCGGCTGATGCGGGTGCGTTTATTACGGTATCGAATGCGAGCGCCAACACGTTTAAGATTCCCACGAATGCGACGGTGGCGTATGCGACAGGCACAACAATTCAGGTCATCAACATCGGGGCGGGTGTCTGCACGATGTCAGCGGTGACTCCTGCGACTACGACAATTTTGAGTGCGGGTGCGGTAGCGGCATCTCCGACGATTGCGCAATATAAGGCGGCTCAATTCGTGAAGGTGGCTACGGACACTTGGTATTGCTTCGGCGGCATTGCGTGATTCTGCCTGGTGTTATTGCTTCGAGTGGTGGGGTGGCTTCCTCATACGAATCTATTGCGACTACTACTTTAACCACTTCGACGGCTTCGGTGACGTTCTCCAGTATCCCCAGTACGTTCACTCATTTGCAGGTGCGTGGAATGTTGCGTTCCGTATCAACTGGAACGGGTGGTATGTGGTGCAAAGTGTACATGAATAGCGATACCACGACTGGCAATTACGTTCAGCACAGTCTTTACGGTAACGGCTCATCAGCGGCGGTTACCGGATACAATGGTTCAGCGTTCACTCAGTATTCCTTTTTTACTGCACACGCAGGGGATAATTCTTGGGGTTCACTTGTAATGGATGTGCTGGATTACAAGAATACAAATAAATATAAGACTTCTCGTTTTCTGTCTGGCTATGATGCGAACGGTTCAGGTCTTGTTATGTTCAGTTCTGAATTGTGGATGAATACTGCCGCGGTTACTTCTATTACTATTGATAATACGGGGGCAAACTTTGCCCAGTATTCGTCTTTTGCATTGTATGGGGTGAAAGCATAATGGCTGCCGGTGCAACATACACACCCATAGCAAGTTATACGGTCAGCGGATCATCTACCACCACGATTACTTTCTCCTCATTCGCTGGATATACCGACATTCGACTACTTATTGTCGGTGGTGATCCATCCAATAACGGAGCAATCATGCGTTTCAATAACTCCAGCGCCGCCTATTATTCATCGACCTATATGTCTGGACAAGGTACAAGTGCTATAAGTGGAAGAAACACAAACCAGACCAGCATTTATTCTCTGGGTTATTATGAAAGCACCCCCACGACAGTCACCGAAATCGTTACGTTGGATGTTATGAACTACGCCAATAGCACAACATTTAAGACTTGGCTTATCAGAACCAACAATGCCGCCTCAGCGGTGAACGCTGGCGTGGGTTTATGGCGTGGGTCTGCCGGTTCAGCGGAAGCCATCACGCGCATTGATCTTATTGACTCTGCCAATTTTGCGTCGGGAACCACCGCGAGCATTTATGGAATTACGGCGGCATAATGGCAAACACTTTTACGCTTATAAAAACTTATACCGTTGGTTCGGGTGGAGTTTCTACAATTGACTTTACAGCCATTCCCGCTACGTTTAGTGACCTTTGTCTAAAAATTAGCATTAACGCGGCTTCTCTTGGATCGTTGTCAGTTTCATTTAACGGATCCACTAGTAGTTTTACCAATAAATGGCTAGAAGGAAACGGGGCAACAGTTTCGACAGGATCGAACGCCGCCAGCGGGAGATTCGTTGGAGTTACGACAACGACCGCAAGCATCTTTGCCAGCATTGAGATCTACATTCCCGAATATACATCTACGTCCAATTATAAAAGTTATTCAGTACAGTCTGTAACTGAAGCCAATGCAACAACGGCTTACGCAGATTTTATTGCTGGCTTGTGGTCTGCCACTCCCGCGGCAATAAATCAAATTACGCTTACTCCACCAACTTCCCCGATTTCTCAATACTCGTCAGCGTCCCTTTACGGCATCCTCAAAGCATAGGAGAAACAATGGAAACCCGAATCGAAATCAACTGCACGACTGGAGAAATTCAGGAAATCGAACTCACGCAAGCCGAGTTGGATCAACGCGAAACCGACCGCATCGCCTTTGAGATGGAACAAGCCAACAAAGAAGCCGAAGCCACAGCAAAAGCCGTAGCACGAACCGCACTACTCGAACGCCTAGGAATTACCGAAGAAGAAGCCGAGTTACTCAAATGACCACAGCCGCGAAAGTCCTCGAAATAGCAAAGAAGGAAGTCGATGCCAAATACAAAGAAGGAAACAACAACGACACCAAGTTCGGCAAATGGTACGGACTCAATAACCAGCCCTGGTGTGCCATCTTCGTCTCCTGGGTCTTTCATCAGTCGGGAAGCAATACCCTCGCTGGTATCCAAACTCCAAAGGGATTCCACAACTGTGACGCCGGACTTGCCTGGTTCAGAAAACACGGACAACTAGCTGACGTTAGGGAAGCCCTGCCAGGTGACATCGTCTTCTTCAACCTCGACGGGATCGCTGGTACATCAGAACATGTCGGGATCTTGGTACAAAATCAACCTGAAAAGAACCAAATGGTCACCTACGAAGGCAATACTGGGACGCAAGGAAGTGCAAACGGGGACGGTTGCTACAAAAAAATACGCCCCTACGCCAAAGTGGCTGGGGTTGGTCGTCCCGATTGGAGCAAAACCAAATGAACAACACCCTCTTCATGATCTGCCTCGCAGCTACCGGAGCAGCCTTGCTCGCTGGCGCACGCGTGGGCATCAAGTCCTACCGCAAGAAGGGCAAACTCGACGGCAGCGTGATCGCTGACGCCCTCGAAGCGGGCATTGACACGGTGGACAAGCGCAAGAAGAAGTCGTGACACGCCGAGGAATCAACGATTCTTCACGATTGCACACGTTTCCCGTATCCTGAAATGGACAGCGAGAAGGGACACTCAATGCCAAAGAAGCTCCGTATCGGGGAAGCGGCTCAACGTGTGGGTCTGAGTACTCACACGCTCCGACGATATGTAGTCTCGAAGGACGTATCTGCCCACCGTACACCTGGTGGGCATTTGCGTTTTGACGTGTCTGATCTCGACAAATTCATCAAAGAATCTGACGGGAAGTGGGACAAATGAACGGATTAGATTTTATAGGTGTTGCCCTCCTAGTGGGGACGGGCTTCAGTTGGGGTTTCATCAGCGGTCGTGGACGCGGCTACCGTGTCGGGCATGCTGACGGCCTACGTCGAGGCAAAATCATCCAAGGCGCGGTGATCAAATGAGTTTCGACCTCAGCGAATATGTAGACGTTGCGGAACGCATCCGCCTCGCCAAAGAATTGTATCCAGAGATGAGCCTGCAACCCGCGAACCCTCTGGTGCCATTCACCATCGAGGAGATCCAAGGCGTGACGTACATTTGCTACGTTGCAGCGTTCTACCGTGACCCAGCCGATGCAACTCCAGGCATCGGTGTCGCCTGGGAAGTAGTACCCGGCACCACTCCCTATACTCGCGGCTCCGAGCTGATGAACGCCGAAACCTCGGCTTGGGGTCGCGCCATCCTAGCGGTGGGGTTGCCTTCCAAGAAGGTCGCTTCACGGGAGGAGGTTCAGCAAGCCAAAACCCGACTCGAGTCCTGGACAATCAAGGACAAGTCTCCAAGTGTGGATGGATGGACGACCGTCCCTGATCTCTCAGGACATGGAGAGACTCATCAAACGGGGGCAGATCCGAAATGCGCGCATGGGGCGATGAAATGGTGGTCACCCAAAGACAAGCCTGATACGGGCTGGTGGTTCTGTCCACTCCCCAAGGATGCTTCAGGGAAGTGCGAGAAGGTAGCAGGCTGATGGCGTTCGCCAAGATCATCGTGCCCTTCTGCTCCAAATGTGGCTGCACCATGGACAAACTCAACGCTGGCGCACCCATGAAATGCGGTTCCCTCGATGACACCTTGTTCTTGGTCATTAGCTGCGCCCAATGCCAAGTTGATGACGTGGTCAACATTTGGGTAGATGAGTACCACGGGGACGGTGGACGATGACTGCCTTCGCCAGATCGACTGACCCGTGGACGTCAAAGGATGCAGCCATGCGGGTCGCAACGTTGCCACTCAAGCATCGGGTCATGCACATTTTTGAGGAGCAGAAGTATCCGATGACGGATGAGCAGCTGATCCTGGACTATCGGAACCGTGTCAGCAACTATCGGTGGCCTATGGCATCTGATTCGGGCATCAGGAGCCGCAGGAGCGAGTTAGTAGCAGACGGCTATGTGATCGATACCGGACGGACTGAATTGACCGTCTCCGGGCGTCACACGATCCTGTGGGGTATGCCGTGGACACTCAACTAGTCATCGACCCCGTCTATCCCTGCAAGGTCTGCAAAGTCTCCCGACCCATGCATTACACACCCGAGCTGAGCCACGGTGTCATGCCCGACGGGCTTGATCTGGTGACGTGTTGGGTGTGCAAAACGACGCAAGTGCGGGATCAACAGGAGCGCCTGAAACTCAATGCGTCGATCCGCAAAGCCTGGGCTGCCCTCGTCGATGACATCGCTGACCCTGTGGATAACCCTGTGGATAACTTTATGGAAGGGAAATGACCCTGTGGATAACTTACTGCGACACGCCGACAATGACCACCTGATTCGTAGGTGTTGGGCATGCGGTGACTACGCATACGCGGACTCTGCATGCGTGACTTGTACCGCACGTGCGGATCCATATCGCCTCAAACTAGTACAATCCGATCAGCCTGTGGATAACTTATGACACTTGACATGCTTGGTACGCTCAGCATGCTCCCGACGGAGCCCCTCCGGGCGCTCAAGGCGGTGACGCTGCTCGTGCTAGTGGCACTTCTATGCTTAAGCCCAGCACATAGGGCGACCGCAAAAGACACACACCCTCAGCTCATGCTACAAAAGATGGTAAGTGCCAAAGACTACACATGCCTCAGCACCATCATCATGGCTGAGTCATCCTGGAACCCACACAACATCAGCCCTACCCATGACTATGGGCTACCCCAACGACACATGCCCACACACACAAACAAACAGATCAAAGCCTGGCTCACAGACACACACAAACAGCTCACCTGGATGATCGCTTACACCAAGACCAGATACGGTTCACCATGCCAAGCAGCAATCTTTAGAGACAAGCACAACTGGTACTGATGACCACACGCAAAGGCGACATCCGAGGCAAAGCCCAATGGAAAGCCATACGCCTCACCATCCTCGCACGCGATAACCACACCTGCACCTACTGCGGAACCTACCCAGCCAACACCATCGACCACATCCAACCACTCAACCACGGAGGAGACCCACACAACCCAGACAACCTCACCACAGCCTGCGGCCCATGCAACTCAAGCAAAGGAAACCGCACCTCAGCCACCGTTTTTTCCGGTAGCACTTCCACCTCCCCCTTGGCAAAGGGAAGATCTATCTCCAGGGGTAATATGTCCGTTTTGGGTGGGAACGGTAGGGATTTGACGGTGAATGTGTTGGGTTCGGTGCCATTCGAGTGACCGCTGAGTTGAGTGTGGTGGGGGACAGCGTTTTGATGGGTCACACGACGGCGAGAGTTCACACGCCGTTGCTCTCGGGTGCGTCGAAGGTGGGTGACGTGATCGAGTTGGCGAATATGTTGGAGATGCCGTTGCTTCCGTGGCAGGAGTGGGTGCTGAAGGATATGCTCACCGTGGATGACTCTGGCAAGTGGGTGCGGAAGCTCTCCGGATTGCTGATCGCTAGGCAGCAGGGCAAGACTCACCTGGCGCGTATGCTCATCATTGCCCACCTAGTCAAATGGGATTCCAAGAACGTGCTAGCCATGAGCCACAATCGGAAGATGGCTCTGGACACGTTCAGTTCGGTCGTCAACTCCATCGACACGCATTTGCAACTGCGAAAACTTATCAAGCATGTCCGGATCGCCAACGGCAAAGAATGCATCACTATGAAAGACGGCTCCCAGTACGAAGTGGTAGCTTCAAATAGCGGCGGCAGTAGAGGCAAAACCGCCGACTTCTTGTACATTGATGAGCTGCGCGAAATTGATGAAGGCGGGTGGGCTGCCGCTACCTACACCACGTCAGCTCGACCCAACTCGATGACGCTTACGACCTCAAACGCGGGAGACGCTGGATCGACCGTCCTCAACGATCTGCGCACTCGCGCCCTGACATCGACCTCACCGGCACTCGGCTGGTATGAATGGTCGGCGAATCCTACCCTCCACATCACCGACCGCCTGGGCTGGCAACAAGCCAACCCGAGCATGGGCATCCTCATGGACGAATCCGTCCTCGAACAGCACCTACTCTCTGACCGGATTGAAACCTTCAAAACCGAAGCCTTGTGCCTCTGGGTTGATGCCCTCGAATCACCCTGGCAAGAAGGATCTTTTGCAGCTTGTCAAGACACAAACCTGGTGCTGATCCCTGGGCGCACCACTTGGCTTGCCGTGGACATTTCACCCCACCGTCGCACGGCCGTCCTCGTTGCCGGACAAATCCTTGATGACGGACGGGTAGGGATCGGACTTCTGAAACTGTGGCGCGCTGATCACTCCGTTGATGACATTACTATTGCCTCCGAAACCGCCGACGCCGCTCGCAAATATCGCGCCCAAGTCGTTGGCTTCGATCGCTACTCCTCCAGCGCCATCGCCGCAAAACTAGCGGCATCAGGCATCATGGTCGAGGACGTATCCGGAGCCGCCTTCGCCCAAGCGTGCGATGAGACTCTGACAACGATGACCCACGGCAGACTTGTCCACGCGGGGCAGCAAGAGCTCATTGACCATGTGATGTCATGCGCCACCAAACCCACCTCGGATGGCGGCTGGCGCATTGTCAGACGCAAATCCATGGGCGACGTCTCAGCGGCGATCGCGATGGCAATGGTGATCCATTTTGCCACCAAGCCACGACAAACCGCCCGAATCATTGAAATCTAGGGAATCGCGCACAAACCTATACAATCATTGAAAATTACAAAACAATCCGTTTCATGTGAAACAATCCGGGCATGGGTCTGCTCTCATCATTGCGTCTCGTCAATGACACGCGCCCCGCGCCAGAATCTCAGGCACAAATCCGCGCAGAGTACGCCGTCCCCGTCAGTTACTCATCGAACTGGGTTGGCGAATATCAGCAGGCACCGATCTCCCGCACCGCTGCACTCGCTGTCCCATCGGTCAGCCGTTGCCGCAATATCGTCATCAACATCATCGCCCCGCTTGAGTACTGCATGTACCGTGCCACCGATGACGTCAAACTAGAATCACCTCTCTGGCTTCGTCAACCGGACTATCGTCAACCCCGCGCCGCAACCATGGCAGCCACCCTCGATTCGCTGATTTTCTATGACGTTGCCTACTGGGAAGTCCTCGAAACTTACACAGCAGACGGACGCCCCGCACGCTTCGGATTTGTTGACCCCACCCGTGTCTCACCCAAACTCAACAAATCACAATCCGAAGTCCTCTCCTACCGTGTCGACGGTGGGGAACGTCCCCAAAACGGCAACGGCAGCCTGATCACCTTCCAGGGACTCAACGGCGGAGGAGTCCTCGCGCGTGGCGGTCGCACCATCCAAGCAGCTCTCGATCTGGAAAAGGCTGTAGCACTCACCGCAAACACACCTATCCCGTCGGGCATCATCAAAAACAACGGTGCAGATCTTCCGGAAGATCAGATCGCTGGACTCCTCGCCACCTGGCGCAACGCACGCCAAAACAAATCCACCGCATACTTGACACAAAACTTGTCATTTGAACCCACACAATTCTCACCCGAAGATCTGTCCTGGAACGCAGCACGTCAATACTTCGCCACCGAGATCAGTCGCCTGATGAACCTCCCCGCGCATTATCTCTCAGCTGACATCAACTCCAGCGACGTGTACTCCAACATCCAAGATGAGCGTCGTCAACTAGTGGACATCTCACTCATCGGCTACATCACCGCCATCGAATCTCGCCTCTCCATGGATGACATTTGCCCTCGCGGCCAATACGTCCGCGCTGAAATCAACGAATCTTTTTTGCGTTCCGATCCGATGACCCGCCTCAACGTCCTCGAAAAGATGCTTACTCTCAATCTCATCACAGTCGAACAAGCGCGAGTCATGGAAGATCTCGCACCCTCCGAAGGAAGCCAGGCAACCTACCTATGAAAATGACATTCAGTTCCGAAATTACTGCCGCCGACACCGAGACACGCACGATCACCGGACTCATCGTTCCCTTCGGTGCTACCGGCAACACAAGCGCCGGAGCCGTCGTCTTTGAACCCGGATCCATCACCATCCGCGCAGGCAAAACCAAACTCTTTGCAGATCACGACAACCGCCAAGTCCTCGGCTCCATGATCTCCCACGAAATCACCACCGCCGGAATCATGGCATCATTCAAGATCGCCAACACCACCGCAGGCAACGACGCCCTAGAACTTGCCGCATCCGGACTCAAATCCGGGCTGAGTGTAGGCGTGGACGTCAAAGCATCCAAACCCTCTGATGGCGTCATGTACGTAAGTCAATCAGATCTCCAAGAAGTCAGTCTTGTAGAATCTGCCGCATTTTCTGAGGCAGAAGTCTACAAGGTGGCTGCAAGTGAAACAGATCCAGAAATAACCCCAACCAATGAAAGCGAGGCTTCGATGAGCGAAGCAACCCCAGAAGTCGAGCCAGAAGTGGTCGAGGCTTCAAGAACCCGAGTCCCAGTCGCCTACACGGAAGTTCGTTCTCCGATCTTTGACTCCGGTACTTATCTGCAACACACCATCCGCGCCACCATGGGCAACGACGAATCCAAACTATTCGTTCGCGCAGCAGACGCACAAGCAATCCGCCTCTATGCAGCCAATGACAGTTTCACCACAAATCCAGCATTTTCTCCCACGCAATTCGTTTCTTCGGTCATCGACACCTCAGTTATGACTCGCCCCACGATTGACGCTCTCGGTGGCGCACGTCCACTCAGTCCATCAGGCATGACGATCGCGCATCCAAAAATCACAACCAACGCCACCATCGGAACCGTTGCAGAAGGCGCATCTACTGCATCAACGCAGATCGTCAGCTCCTACGTCAACGCTACCGTTGTCA